GATTGTGATAGTTGCCAATAATTTCATGGACATAAAGAGCGTATGGTGCGGCGGGACCACCGTAGAAAATATCTACAAAGTAGCCTTGATTTCCCATTTGTGGAGCAGATACTCCACCTGAGCCACGAAGGATTCCTGTATCTACTGGAACAAGAACTTGTGATTTAGCAAAAATAATGTTGGCTTCTTCGTAAATTGCTTGGGCTACTGCTTGAGGAGTATTTTCCTTACCAGCCTCAAGAGCATTGACTAACTCTTTATCGCCAAATAAGTCGAGTGTAAAAGACGACTTTGCCATCGCTAACGCCCGAATCTGATGACGGTGTGGTGCGCTCCGTTTTCGTCTGCGAGATTGTCTACTGCATTTATCGTAAAGGTGTCCGCCCCGACGACCATCCTATGAGCAACCGTGATTGATGTCGCGGGACCCTTTGTGATGAATCGTCCAATATCAACAACTTCGATACCTTGAACATCTTTAGATTTTGTAGTGTCGTAAATTAAACGACCAGTAACAGTTACATTTGTATTAGAAGCACCAAAAGTAGTTTTGTTGTATTTATCAACTGAAGCCTTTGGTGTAAAAACCACAGTATCGGTCATGAACTCCGCTACTTTGTTATAGATAGCATCCATTGGCTACCCCTATTCAACTATACGGTGGTCGTAGACATTGTTAGGGTTATCGTGAATTCCAGTATAAGCATCGGTGTTGTAATCATCCACAATTCTGTCGTTTGTAGATTTAAGAGCCTGAGCATTAGCAAATGGACGAGGTGGTGATTTACGCATTTGTCTACGCAATAAACTATCAGCCAACTGTTGATAGTGTTGAATCTTAGATGTATATGATTCTGAAACGGATATGTCTCCGACGCTCTTTGAACTGCTATCGGCTAGACGACTAAAGCGAGCAATAAGGATTTCAGCCAATTCACGCGCCGCGCTGTAAGCATCGCCGCCCCACTCAGTAATAACATAGTTTAATTCTTCATCACTAAAAAGCGCGTCAGTAGAATCTGTATCGCTAATAAGAAAACGAACATAGTTACGGGTAGATGTGCTTGGGTCACCCGAATAGGTAAATGTCATTACATTCCACCAAGCATAAGCATTTGTGTGCGAGCAAGATTTAAGGCTGTTCCTACATTGACTGCATCTGTATCAGTTGATTCCGAAGCGTTTGCCAGCCCAGTAATTTTATATCCACCCGCGGCTAGAGCGTTACCTAGAGTGCCTGAAGTAATTGTTGAACTCGTAAGCGTTCCGCCACTAATTGTTCCTGTAAGGGTTGCGGCATTGATAATTGGAGAAGTCAGAGTCTTGTTAGTTAAAGTGTCTGTTGTTGCTTTACCAACCAAGGTATCGGTTGCGTCAGGAAGAGTGACTACGCGGTCTGCCGTTGGGTCCGCAACTGTTAATGTAGTTTCAAAACCATCATTGGTGGTTCCTTCAAAAATAATGTCCGCGCTTGCTCCAAGAGTTACTGTTGCAGTAAAAGATGGAGCAGATTTAAGAATGTAATCATCTAATTCAGTATCAACATCAGTAGCCAAATTAAAAATATCGGTATGAACGGCAGGGTTATCTCCCGCGGTTGGGTATCTAAGTCCTTTAGTTGTTGTTCCTGCCATTTTAGACTCCTGTTATTTCTGGGAACTTAATTATGCCATCTACTAAAGTAGCATCTGGGTTTAACACCGAAGCCGCGGCAAATATCTCTTCTATGGTTGTTTCCTGAACACTCCATTGAGTTAATGAGGCAGTATCTATATCGCCTTCAATTAGATAAGAGTAAATCAATGTGTTTGGGTCTTGTAAGTCACCTGTTGCAAAATGAGGTTCAATTCTAATTGAATTTGAATTGAGGGTGGATGTTGGGTCGGTTCCAACACCGCTTGACCAATCAAGTTTCCAAGTAAAATATCTCATGCTAACTCCTTCGTTTCGCTAGGCACTTCAAACGCTCCAATTTGAGTCAATGCTTCTAAGTGAGACGCACCTGCTTGTGAGCCACCAATTTCTTGTAGAAGGGCTTGTTTATGGAGTCTGTTTGACCAGTATTCAGGTTGCGCCGCATCTATTTCTTGACGGGTATATTTTTTTGGAAATGACTCAAAAATATCTAATAAAGTTTCTAATTCTCTAAATGCTCCAATACCAACAAGGCGGGTCTGTTCTAATCCAAGTTCAATTTTTTGCGCCTCTAGCGCATCTACCTCATCGCCAGTTTCAAGTAGGCGCTTGGCTTTGATTTCTTGGATTTTCATATCCAAAGTTACTGTTTTAATTGTGTAATACAACGCTTGTATCTCGGTTACGCATTGCGAGTATTGCATCTCTGGTGTTGAGTGCTGGTTTATTACAAACTTTTCTAACTGAAATGGACTGCGAGGTTGCTGAATCTCTGCCATCGCAAGCAACACAGTTTCATCAAGGCGTTCAGTTATATCTGGTAATAGGCTCATAGTGTTCCAGAGTTAGCCGCCGCAGAAGTATCGCCACGGGCTGTTGTAAGGGTTGCAGATAAAGTAGTTCTGGTTTCGGCTGAAAAAGCAAGTTTTTCTATTCTGTCAGTAGCAGGAGAGGTGCCACCAGCCCAATAAGCGGCGGTTCCAGACTTTGCGCAACCTGACAGTCCATATTTTACCGCTGTAATAACGGCGGCAAGAGTGCTACTTGTATCGGTGCTAAAGGCTAACTTCACTATTATGTCTCTTAAGGTTGAACCAGCGTTACTTGCACCGCCAGCCCAATAACCAGCGACTCCAGAGTTTGCCGCGGCAGAATTGTCCGTTCCATCAATGACCATATTAGCGCTGGGAGTGGAAATGGTTTCATTGCTAAAAGTAAGTTTTTGTGCATCACTTCTATAACCTGCTTGGTCTCCATACCCCGAAGCAATATAACCAGCGACTCCAGAGTTTGCACAGCCTTGTATGTATGCTCTAGTTTGGGTGAGTGTTGCGGCTAAGGTAGTTCTTGCATCGGTTGAGAAAGTAACTTTTTCTATGGCTGACAAGAAAGTGGTGCTATAACCACCAAGAACATAACCAGCAGTTCCAGAGTTAGCAAAGCCCGCACTTTCATATTTTGCAACTGAAAGTGTTGCGGCTAAAGTGCTTCTGGTATCCGCCGCAAAAGCAATTTTATCTATCGCTGAGGTATCAGGATTACCACCACCCGCGTAGTAACCAGCAGTTCCAGAGTTAGCAAAGCCCGCCATACTATTTCTATTGCCAGAAAGAGTTGCGGCTAAAGTAGATTTAGTATCGTTTTGGAAAAGAACTTTATCAATGTTGGATTGAGCGCTACTGCTATAACCACCTGCAAAGTAAGCGGCTCCCTCTATGGGTAACTCAAACGGTGTTTTAGCAGAAGGCAGGGTAATAGAACCCGTGGTCAGCGAACTGACTTGGGCTGACGGAACCATTATCCGTTGGAGTCCTAAGTGCGGTGCCATTTTTCTACCTCAGTCCTTAATTTACGCTAGTTTAGCAAACAAGTCGGCGACTAAATCTGCAACTGTAAAATCTTTTGTTTCGCCCGTTAAAGGGTCTGTATAGGTTGAATCGCTTAGATATGTGCTTACATAAGTTAAAGCATTGGATTCAGTAGCAAACTCAGCCTCGGCTCCTGAAATATCTGCGCCGTCTTTTGATACACCGAGAACAACCATATTGGGTGTGTTGTTAGAGTTTTTGGCTAAGTAGCCACCATCTTCTACATAGTCGGGAATAGTGCCATCTATGTTTAATTTGTAACTAATTATTTTTTTTGCCACTTGTAATCTCCCTCGTTAATGATTTTTTGTCAAGTGGAATAAAACCACGAAGTTCTGCAAACTTAGTCCCACAATCAATAAACTTGTCAGCACAAGCCTCAAGCCATTTTATTGTATGTTCGTGAGTTGGCTCTTCACCGTTAAGAAGCATTTCTTGTTCTGCTTGTAAATAGGCAAACATTTCTGCTTGAGCAACTGTTCCGTTAATTCCCATGTCAAATAGATAGATATGATTCCCTTCATCAATTACGCCGCCTCTAGTTCTTGCCGCACATAAGGCTTGTTTCATAGCAGTCATAATATGATGGCGTGATTCATTTTTTTCATAATCTTCTTCAGTAATTTCACTTACACCCAATTTTTCCATAATTGCTTGGTATTGGGTTGTAAAGAAACTTAATTTACGAACAGCGCCCTTGACTGCGTTTTCTGAATTATTTAAGTGATTATTGATTTCAATAATATCTATCCAAAGAAGTTCTTTATCAGGTCCATCTTCAGCGCTATCGTATTCAATAGTTTTTTTCTTTAGTTCAATTTGTTTGCGCTTAACTAAAACATGGGACTCTTCAAGAGCCATACGGGTGCGGTCAATTACAGCCAATATGTGTTTCATAGAACCCATTGGGGTTAAGTCAGTAACATCTAAAGTTACATTTTTATATTGAGAGGCAGATTTATAGAAATTTTCAGAATCACGACTAATAGAAGGAAGGTTTGCATTTATATGCTCCAACATTCCCTTGTATTCAGGAGTTATTGCTAGGTCGTTACTTACCTCTTGTAGTGCTATCTCCATAAAATTTCTTTCATTTGATTTTTCTATGTTCATCATGCTAAGCCTCCGTGTCCATTACTTGCCGATGTTAAAGACATATAGCCAGCCAATAGGTCACCAAAATCTGTGGCATTTCCTGTTGAGGCGATTGTTACATAATCAATAACATTTGTTGGGCTTGAAGGAACGCCACCTGCGGCGACTGCTCTAATGTTAGTTGAAGTTCCTGTGCCTTCATATCGAGCAAGTGTTAAGTTACCAAAGGTTGTTGCGTTTCCAGTAGTGGCTATTGTTACATACTCAATAAGAGCGCTTTCACTTGCAACATATCCACCCATACACAAAGACCTTGTGCTAGAGGAAGCAACAGCAGGAGTTACTCGCACCGAACTCAAGGTTCCAAAACTTGTAGAATTACCAGTTGTTGCATATTCAAAATAAGTTATAGTGTCAGAGTAGTTACTACCACCATTGTAAGCACCACCCATTTGTATTGCTCTTGTAGATGAACCAGCACCATGTTTAGTAAACTCTGCTCTTACCATAGAGCCAAAACTTGTAGCGTTACCAGTTGAGGCTATCGTTACATATTGAATGGTTCCAATATCAGCCGTGTCGTAACCGCCAAAAAATATCCCTCTTGTTCTATTTGAAGAGCCTCCAAGTTGAGCATTGACGCCAAGTAAGTCCCCAAAGTCAGTTGCGTTTCCTGTGGTTGCTGTTGTTACATAGTCAATAACATTTAGATTAGCGCCTGAAGTGTTTTTTCCACCACCGAAACAAGCACGGGTTGTGCTTCCAAAACCAGCGTTAGCATTTACTCCAGTATGTAAGTCACCAAAGTCTGTTGCATTTCCCGTTGTTGCAATATCTATGTATTGTATTACATTTTGCGAATTACCGTTGCTGTTAGTAGGACTCTTACCACCAGCAAATAATCCTCTTGTTCCAACATCAACAAATGTTCCTTTAGCGCCTGGGGTCGTTAAAGCCCCAGTAAGCGCAGTAGAAACTTGCGCTCCTGGGTTAGCATTTAATAGTCGGGTCGCTAGGGACACGGTGACTCCCTCTTAAGCAGTTGTTACGCGGTTAGCAAATCCGTGGATTGTGACAACATCTGCTGTTCCAGCATAAGCCCTGATAACTAATGAGTTACGAAGAACTAGGTCAGGAGCAATAAGTGTTAGACCTGATGTTGCGGGAATAGACAACTTAATGTCGTCATCAACTGAAGTTGTTCCGCCCCATTGAAGGGTTAGGTTTACTGCTGAACCTGATGAGTTGTAAGCATAAATTGTTACGACATCGCAGTCAGTAGTAGAAGATGTTGCTGTGTGAATTGTTGTTCCAGCGCTTGATGTTGCCGCAACTTTGACTCCACGACCATGTGTTGAACCTGATAGTGGGATTCGAGATACTGTTGTTGCCATATTCTATTTCTCCTTATGCGAATACCTGCACCGCAAAGGCGAAGGCTTGGTCGTTGGCTGTTGTTCCTGCCGCTGGAGTTGCCCACTCAGGGATTCCACCAGCCGAAACAGTTAAAGTTTGTCCCGCTGTTCCGATTGCGAGTCTAGCAGGAGTGCTTGCTCCTGATGCGTAGATAGTGTCACCAGTTGTTGTAACCAAAGAGTTATTGATTACTCCTGATGTGAGTGCAACTGTTCCTGTTGAATCAGGGAATGTGATTGTTCTATCTGCTGTTGGGTCTGTGATTGTTAAAGTTGTTTCAAAATCGTTTGCTGTTGCACCTTCAAAAACAACTGAGCCATCATTAAATACTGCTCCAGTAATTGTTGGGCTGGTAAGAGTTGTAATTGCTGAAAGGTTTCCAGTAGTTACGACTGTTCCTGTGACATCTGGAAGGGTAACTGTGCGGTCAGCAGTTGGGTCTCCGCCTGAAAGAGTCATCTCAAAAGCGTTATCGGTTGTTCCTTCAAGAACAATGTTGTTACCAAACTTAATTTCAAGACCAGCCTGAGCGCCTGTAAAAGTTGCATCGCTGATTATTGGGGCGGTCAGAGTCTTGTTTGTAAGTGTTGCTACTGCATCTGCGGTGACTCCAGCGCCACCATTAGTGGTAATTGCCATATTATGCTATCTCGCTTCCGAACGCGTTGAATGACATAGTTGATGATGATGCGTAAACAGTTACTACATCTGAAGCATCAATGGTTAGACCTAAAGTGTAAGCGGCTGTTGTGTTGGCTTGAATAGGTGCATCAAAAACAATGTAATGTTCTGTTGCTAAAGTTGCTCCATTTGGACGAACAGCAACTCTGTATGTTCCTGAAGTTGCCGCTTGATTACAAATTGTGATGGTTGAGATAACCGTTTGTGTTGAGGCAGGGCAGGTATAGAGAGTTGTAGCAGTCGTGGCTGAGGGATTGGATTGACCCAATACCTTGTAAGTTGTTGCCATACGGTTATCCTCCGATTAGAAGTAATGGACTGATTGTAGCAGTCGCGTTATTGGTCGCTATTGTCGCACTTGCTGATGCGCTTGATGCTGATGCTTGAGCCAAGGTGACGAAAGGTAAAATATCTGCGCCATCCAAACTATAAGTTCCAGCGGTTAATGCGGTATATGTAGCAAAAGCCGTATCTAGCGCCGTGTAAGTAGCGAAAGAACTGCCGATATACCAATACTTTCCTGAAGAAAGAATCTTGTCTGTTGTCTGATTGATTAAAACATCTAAAGCGGTGAGGTTAGTTTCAAGGCTTGCAAAACTTGTCTCGTCAATAGCCTGAACAAAGTTTTCACTTAGGGTAGGGGTTGGGCTAAGGTCGGCTAAATCTAGTGAGCCAGCAGTCGTATAAGGCACCGAAATCGTGTATGTGCGCCCTCCTGCGAAGGATTCTTCGACAGTATAGGTAAAAGGGTTAGGGACAATATCAGGGTCGTTTGTAGCGGGCAGAGAGACGCTAAAAGCACCTGCGCTTAGAGGAACCACAATGCTTGAAGGAGCAACCATTTGGTCATCTGTTCCGTTACGAAGAACATCTCCAAGAGTAAAACGAACCTGTCCTGCAATAGCGGCGCCTTCATAGTTTACATAATTGCCAGTAATAGTAACTGTGGTTAATGAGGTAGCAAGTGGCATTAGCAACCTACCAAAAAGAATAAATCAAAACCTGATGCGGCGGCGTTTTCCGCTGTGTTTTTAGATGTCAAAGCGCTACTAACCGCGGTTGATAATAAAGCAGTATTAGTTGAAGCCTCAGTTGTTGCAACTTCTAAATCTGTTAATAAAGTATTGGCTGTGTTATATCGGGCAATCGGCACATACGGTTCAGCCATTTTATACTCCCATCATCATCAACTGGTTAGTGTTGTAATTCTGTATAGCGCCAGCCGCATTTGAGGCGTTGGTTGCGTAAGTTGCCGCATCGTCCGCTTTCTCGTCTGCGTCTACTACTAGAACTCGGATATTCTCAGCGCCATTGTAACGCGTTAATAGAGCCTGATAAGCGTCCACCGATACATAAGCCGCGGCATCTGCGGCGTCTAGTGCTGGCAATAAATCGGCTAGGTTTTGAGTGGTTCCTGCTACTGAAAGCGGCAGAGCCAACTCGATTGTGCGTCCGCCTGTAAAATTCTCTTCAAAAGTATAAATAAAAGGTTGAGGTGTTACATCTGTATCGCTAGTTACAG